ACCAGTTGCAACCTCATTTGCATTTCTATTGTGCATTATCCATGCTGCAAAACCAAGAAAATATTGTCTAAATAATAATGTAAAATGTACTGGTCCACCACAAAAAACACGCGTCTTGCCAGCATTTACCTTTTCAATTGGTCTACGTTCATCCTTCAAAGTATCACTCCAATACACACCACGCTGAATTCCAGTTAAACAATCCAGCCTTAACAAATTAACCCTTCGCTCCACCTCCAACGCAAGTGGTGTATCAAAAGTCCATTCATCATCACCGTAAGCATCACGCTTGCCACGCAAATTCGCATAATCCACAGTATATGGATATCCCATTGATGTTGTTCTATTAATTGGTGCCAAAAATTCATCATTCTCAACACCACACAAAGCCTCTCGATAAGTTAAAACACGTTGGTAGTTAGTTAAAATACGATGCGAATTATTAACAAACATATTATTTGAAACGTCATTAATACACGCCTCCACCATATCATAATTTAATTTTGGAACGTTTTTACCAAATTTCAACAATCCCTTATACATTGGATTATGTTCAGAATTTGCACGCAATTGAGCAGGTTTGGTCTTTGGATCACGTATATTATATAATACGGAAGGCATAATCTTTGTTTTATCACCAGATTTGGACATCTTTTCTGTAACACCATGCACCATCAAACCAGCATCCAATGGAACACTTCCCTGAATACTTGCATCCATATCTATCTCCACCATTGGAATATCTATTTCCGAATAGCATTGATATTTATGTGGTAATAATTTGAATGCTTCATTAAGCATCTCCTGTGTTATTGTTTGTGCCAAACCCTGAGAACCATTACCTTGTTGACGCGCCGCCATATGAATTCCAACTATTTTATGTGACGCATAATCGTTGTTTAATATAACCGGTCCACCACAATCTCCATCAGTTGTTGAACCAAAATAACTCCAGCTCTGATTCACAATAAATTGAAAACCAGCATCTGAAATTCGATATTCATTATTTGACATTTGAACATCCGTTATTGATCTTAAATTAGGATACAAAAAATCCACATTTCTACCAGCATAAGATGGCAATTGTGCATTGTAAACACCAGACAACAACGATAAATCTTCGATACGTATAAAATGTTTGGTTATATCAGGATGTATATGTACCTTATTTCGTACAGGATCCAAGGAAACAAGAACAGAATCAGTTTCTTTTCCACTCTTAGTCAATCGCACATAGTTGGTTAATAAATAATTCAAATCAAATTCTATTTGAACACGAGCCGCATTGGTACAAAATAATTTCATTTTTGGATCTTTCCTCAAACGCAACATTTCAATAAAATGATAATTCATCAAAAATGTTGTACCACGAATAAAAATAACATTGCCGAATACAGTTGTTTCTGAATGCAAGGCATATAAAGATTTTCGTACAATTGCACTCTCAAGCATTTGACAACCACGATCCTGATAAACTTCAGTTTTAAAAGAAGCCATCGTACGTGGATGTAATGGAGCTGATGAATTTTCAACTTTAAAAGTATTTTGAGTCTTTGGTTGTAATGGTGCCGATGAATTTTCAACAACAAATGTATTTTGTGTCCTTGGTTGTAATGGCGCAGATGAATTTTCAACAACAAAATTATTTTGTGTTTTTGGTTGTAAAGGTGCAGATGAATTTTCCGATACAAAGTCCTCTATTTTATTTTTTGAAAAAGATGAATAAACGAAACCAATTAAACCAAAAATACCAATAGCCAAACCTATAAATCCACAAATCTCTCCTATGCTACAACTATTCCATATCCGTGAAATTTTATCACCAAGTTGTGATACATAATTATTGAAAGTTGTCATTACCGTATTAAAATGTTGTCGCATGTTTCGTTGAGTATACCAAACATCATTGTTATAATTATAATGTATACCAGCAGTTTCAAGTGCCAATGTTAATGAGTTATTACTAGAATTTACATTTTTAATTCCATAATAGAGTCTTCGTTGATAAGTTAAAAACAATTGTGGATGCAATGCCAAATCAGCCAAAATTTGGTCCTCAGTTGGATTAGTATCATTAAGATGTAATAAATAAGTTACGAGTGTTTGATATGCAACAACATCAGTTGATACAGACAAATCTATAGCGCCAAACGCCTCCACAGCATCTTCATAAATATCATCAGTATTCTGTGGCTTAAAATCAAAAATATTTGGGTTTGCCGCCAATAAATCACTTAATTCTCTTCGTCCACCCTCCGCAAGTTGTGATTTATCATCCTCCTGCTTCAAATGTACTACAAGTTCACCATAAGATAAAACTTCTCCAATTTGTTGATCAGTGAACATGTCATATGGTTCAAATTCCTGTGCATGTGCACAAAATGCCAAAGATTGTATATTATTAATAATTTTAAATTGTTTGCATTTTTCACAATCACGTATTTTCTTGATATCTAAACGAGTATGTGAAGTTCCATTAACAATTACTTCCTTTCCATAACCAGCACTAACACGTATACGATAAGCACACATATTTAATCTACGAATAGCTGCTTCTGGACAATTAACTGATGTTATAAATTTTGAA